CCCTTATCTGGAAGTCAGAGGAAGGTGTGCCGGTTAATTTTACATATACGGACGCAAGCAAAAAGAAAACGAAGCGTAGAGCCATCATGCATAAACTCATGAAAGACGGAAAAACAAGATTTTATTTTGAGGGATATTGTCAGCTCCGGAAAGCGTCTCGCACATTCAACAGCGACAACATGAAAGATCTGCACGATGATAACGGAGAGATAATTGAAATTGAGGATTTTATAAACAAACTTGCTGGATATAAAGCATTCGGCACGGCAGAAGTGAGGGCAATAGAGGATTAAAACCGCTCCGGGAGCGCGGAGAATACAAGACCGGACGGAAATAATCCCACGCTTTGAGCGGCTTCAACTCCCGGAGAGCAAAAAAATGAAAAAAAATAAAAAAAGTGATTTTATTAACTGATTATTAAGTTTTTTTGATGTATACTGCAGTTACTAAAACAGGTTACAGCGGTATACCGCCCCCGAAGAAGGCGTTTTTTTATACCCAAATTATGGCGGATGAGAGGCCGAATATATCGAATAAGGTCCAAAGCCAATACAATCTGTAACCGGCTTTAGTTGAGTCCGCCACCTTCTCATGGCTAAGATGGCATAACACTAAAAAAAGGTTACAGACAATGATTAAATACATCTTAGACGGTTTTTCAATGATTTTATTTTTCGTAGCAATGTACTTTATGCTGATCATCGGCGATGTTTGGGAAAACAAGATCCGGTGCGAACGCGGCTATCAACCAGCCTGCCAAGCCTACAACATAGGAGAATAAAAACAAAGGTGTCGAATTCGACACCTTTCATTTGCGCGTTGTAAGGAATTGAACCTTATAGTGTTCCACGAGGCCATCCGTGCTTCTATCGCCAAGCAACGCGCGTTTCTATGTCGGAGAAAATTCAAAAAAAGAACGCCGGTTTTAGGGATCTTCCTATGAAAGCAACACCGGAAACCATTTATTCGGACCGGCGGGAGTCGAACCCACATACAAACTGCTCGGTTTAATCTGTGCACACAGAACGCTCTACCATTGAGCTACAGTCCTATAATTTCTGGGGAATGTTGTCGTACAAACCCCAAAAAACGCTGGTTCCTCTTTATAGCCTTTTCCACCAGAAAGTCCCCGGCAACCGCAGGCCAAATAACTCCGGAAGTTAAATGCTGGTGGTTTGGTTGCGGGAGATGGACTTGCACCATCGACCTCTTGGGCATGAACCAAGCGAGCTACTAACTGCTCCATCCCGCTATAAGACATAAGTCAAAAATGACTTTTACGAACAAATTATATCTAAAAAATACCAAAATAGTCAATAAATAAAAAAATTTTTTGAACATTTGAGGCAAAAATGACTAAAATAGTTTTAGATATATAAAACGAGAGGTAGATCATGGCCAATGAAAATTTAACATCAGAGGAAATCGCCGAGCTCAAAGAGCGTAGAAAAAAGCTCGTTAATGCGTACACAAGCGGCGTCGCCTCAATCAGCCACAACGGAAAAACAACTACATTCAGAAGCATGGCGGATATTAAAGCCGCAATTGATGCCATTGATGCCGAACTCGGCATCAAGAAAACCCGCATCATTAAAACCGTGACACATCGGGGGTTATAATGTTTAAGTTAAAAAAGAGAATAAAAAGATTTTTCAACGATCCAGCATTCGGAGCAACCGGACGAGGACGTATGCGCGCTTGGCGAGTTTCTTCTGCCGGTCCGAATACGGCCATCGTTTATTCGCTGGACGAATTGCGTAGAAAATCGCGCGATTTAACGCGAAATTATCCTTATATGAACAGCGCGTACGAAACCGTCGCAAGCAATATTGTAGGTCCCGGCATCCGGATCTTGCCAAAGCATGATGACTGTAAACTCTGTGATAAAATAAAAGATCTTTGGCTTGATTGGTGCGAAGAATGCGACCTTGAGGGCGTGAACGACCTGACAAGTCTCCTTTCCTTGGCAGTTCGTGAAAGGTGGGAAGGTGGCGAAGTATTCATCCGCTTTGTGCCAGAAAATTCCGGTGTCGTCCCTCTAAAATTACAGCTCCTGCAGGCAGAGCAATGTAAATTAGATGAAAACCACGCCGACACTGACGGCGGAAAAACCATTGCAGGGGTTAAATTTGATAAAGCCGGGCACCGTGTGTCCTACGTTATGTACAAAGAACACCCAAATGAAAGCGTAACGCCCGGAAATTATCTCGAAACAATCGACGTTCCAGCTGATGAAATTTGCCATTATTTTAAGCAATTGTGGGTTGGTCAAGTGCGCGGAGTACCTGAAGCATTCGCCGGATTATTAAAAGCTCGCGAAATGCTGGAATACGACGAAGCAGAATTGGCTAAAAAGAAATTAGCCGCAATGCTGGCCGGTTTTGTTACCACACCAAATCCGGATGGAGCTCTGAACTCAGACGATGACGACGATGATGCCGGACCCGGAGAAGCGATTGCCGAAATTACGACCGGCACGATTACCACACTTGCCCCCGGAGAAGACATTAAGTTTAATTCTCCGGCTGAAAGCGGAACCTCATACGAGCCTTATATGGCTCAAAGCCTGCGCGCATTGGCAGCAACTATCCAGCTGACATATGAAGAATTTACAAACGACATGAGCAAGACGAACTTCTCGTCCTCAAGAATGGCGTTAAATATCACCCAAAGGAAGCACCGCCAAGAGCAAAATCGCCTTATCCATCAGGTATTGCACCGAATTTGGGATAAATTCATTGAATCGGCAGTTCTCTCTGGTGCTTTGGATGTAAATATTAACGAATACACCCAGGATCCGGAAAAATTCCACCGTGCACGCTTCCAACCTGCCGGATGGGCTTATGTCAACCCGCAACAGGAAATCGCAGCACAAAAAGAAAAAGTTTTGTGCGGATTTGCCTCAAGGTCTCAAATTATTTCTGAAATGGGCGGAGATGCTACAGAAGTCGACGAGCAAATCGCGGCTGATGCCGACAGAGCTGCTAGTATGGGGCTTGTTTTCGAGGTCGATCCGACCAAAGGAATGGGAGCCCCGGAACCCAATTCAGAAGAAAATAACACCCAAAAAGATAAGGAAAGCGAAAAATAATGAAAAAAATTTTTTGAACATTTGTATCAAATAATTTTATATTAGATGTAGAGAGTCAAAATTGACTAAAAAAGCAAAAGGATACGACGCATGAGCAAAGAAACGAAAAAACTTCCCGGAATGCAACGTAGAGCATTTATTGCCCCGGAAAGCATCAACGCAAACGATCGTACCATTGAAATCGTATGGACGACCGGAGCCAGAGCGACACAGTTCAACTGGGATCTGGGCTCATTTACCGAAGAATTAGAAGTCACCAACAAAGCTGTAAACATGGAACGCCTAAACGCTGGAAGTGCGCCATTCTTGGCCATGCATAACGCGTTTGAGCTCGAAGCCGTGCTCGGAGTAGTAGAAAAAGCATGGATCGACGAGGAAAAAGGCGAAGGACGTGCAATTATTCGCTTTGGTAAGGACGACGAAAAGATTGACAAGGTGTGGAACCTCGTCGCTCAAGGTATTATCCGCAATATTTCGGTCGGATATACCGTCGAGGAATACGAGGTCTATGAAGAAAACGGAGAAAAAATCTTCCGCGCCGTCAAATGGACACCGTTGGAGCTGAGTGCTGTGACAGTTCCTGCGGATGCAAAGGCTACCGTTCGCGCTGAAACGCGGACGAGCGATTGCGTTATTACTGTTCGCAGCTCAACTAAGGAGAAAAAAATGGTCAACAAAAGATCTAAACGCGAAGACGAGGAAGACATCAAAGATTTCGAAGATGAAATCGATGAAGAAACCAGATCCGACGACGAAGAAGATCCAAAAAAAGACGCTCCTGATAACGAAGAAGATCGCGAAGACGATGAGAAAAAAGAAGATCGTGAAGACGATGAGGACGAAAAAGAAGATCGCAAGTCTTCCAAACGTTCTGCTCTCTCCGGCGTCTCTCGTCGTGACGCTATCTATGGCCTTTGTGAAGTAGCAGGAATGTCAATCAAACAGGCTCGCCAGTTTGACCAGTCAAAACTGACTGTGGATCAAGTCCGAGAGAAAATCTTGGAAAAAAGAAGCAACGATTTCAACGGCGTAAGCAATACCCGCAACGTTGCAGTTAACAAAACCGCAAAATCTCTGGCTGAAAGAGCTAAAGAGCGTTTTGCAAAGAAGTAAAGGAAACTGACACATGACAAAGAAAACTGAAGGGGATTACATTGCAGACGTCGTTAAATACGAAATCCGTGAGTATTCCCGCGAAGTCGTAACCATCAAAAGCGGTGCTGGTAATAATTTGACCAAAGGTGCCGTCTTGGAAATCGACTCATCTACCGGAAAATATCAGCCTTTATCATTCACAGCCGCATCTGGTGACGACGCAGCTGTTTATGGAACTCCGGCCGCTGTCTTATTGCAAGACGTGGATGCTAGTTCGGCTGACGCTACAGCGGTTGTATTGGTCCGCCATGCAATCGTTGCAGAGAACAAACTCAACTACAAATTTGAAGACACGACCGCCATTGCAAAAGCCATTGCTGGCTTAGCTGCTTTGGGCATCGTTGCTAGAAAAGGAGTATAACCATGACGAAAATTGCTGATATATTCAACAATCCAGCCTTTGGTACTGCTGAAATGACGGAAGCAATCAACGTCATTCCTACACAGTACGGTCTTTTGAACGAGCTCGGCCTCTTCAAAGAAAAAGGCATCACCACAACCACAGTTCAAGTGGAAAAAAAGAATGGCGTTTTGAACGTATTGTCCGCCGTTCCCGCTGACGCTCCGGGTGTTGTAAACACATCCGGCAAACGTGAGCTCGTCTCCTTGAGCGTTCCTCACTTTATCGTTAACGACAGAATCAATGCCGCAGATATTCAAAATATCCGCAAATTTGGCTCTTCTGACGAATTAGAGGCCGTTCAAGATGTTGTCAATGATAAATTGGCCGAAATGAAAGCTAAGCACGAAATCACTTTGGAATTTTTGCGTGCTGGTGCTTTACAAGGTCAAATCAAAGACGGCGACGGCACAACCCTCGTGAACTTATTCACAGAGTTTGGTGTAACTCAACACACACAAAACTTCGCTACAGGAACTGCTTCAACAAACATTCCGAAGATTTTGCGCGATGTTAAACGCTACATCGAACAAAACCTCAAAGGCGAAACAATGAGCGGTATTTTATGCTTGTGTTCTGCTAACTGGTTCGAGGCTTTGATTGGTCATAGCTCAATCAAAGACGCCTACAATGCATACCAAGGTTCGACACCTTATCGTGACGACTTGCGCTATACATTCGAATTCAATGGCATTCGCTTCATTGAATACGAAGGCTCTACAACAAACGCATCAGGATCAACCTTGCGTTTCGTTCCGGACAACGAAGCTATCTTCTTACCATTAGGTACAAGAAACGTCTTCGAAACTGTGTATGCTCCGGCCGACTACGTCGAAGCCGTCAACACAATCGGATTGCCTTATTACGCAAAACAGGAATTGGCCGATATGGGGCGCGGTGTTAATGTTCAAACACAATCTCACCCGTTGCCAATCTGCAAACGTCCTGATTTGTTGGTTAAAGCAACAAAGAGCTAAGGAAACTAACGAGGCGGAAGCCTTAAAACTTCCGCCTTTTTTAGGAATTTTGAAAAAATGGCAGACTTTAATGACGACATCGACCTTTGCATGGATTGCTGCCTTGATTATTTCGGGGATCCAGCAATTTATAAGCCCGCGGATAGCGATAAAGAATACAATCTGACGGCTATCCTGGACGAAAACGTCGGTGTGGTGGATACTTCAGGAGAAATCCCAGTAGAAACACCAATGCCAGTCCTAAGCGTTAAATTGTCAGACTTCGATAAACTCGGCGTCAGACATCCGCAACAAGATGACCAGTTCGTTATTAAAGGAAAGCTCTACACCGTCACCAAACAACCTGAGGACGGTTGGAGCGAAAGCCGAATAGTTTTATTCTGTGAGGGTGCGTATGTTAGCTAGACAAGAGATCAGAGAAGCAATCGTCGCGAAGCTGAAAGCAAATTCGGCCGTGACCGCGCTTGTCGGAAACAACATCTTTGACAGCAAAGTCACTCCCTTTGAAGGTAAATCCCTTCCCGGAATTAACGTTGTCACAATTCGTCAGGACGCAACTGGTCGGAGCTTGAACATTCAGTCATACGAATGCACGCTGAAGGCCAATATTGAGATTTATGTCTCACCATTAACGAATTGGACAGCTAAAGCAGACGCGATCGCCGAAGCGGTCGAAAATGCGTTAATGGCGGATGCAGATTTTACAAAACTATTCTCAAAGGCTGAAAATTTCACTGTGGAATATTCCATGTACGACCAAGGAGCTCATCCGATCGTCGTTGAGATTTTATCCTTCAGCCTAAGCTATTTTGAAGAATACCACGTTACCGTAGGGGATGATTACACAAAAACTCACGTCGATGTCGACGTTATAGAGCCGATTGCGGATCCAGCCCCCGGACCGGACGAAAGAATAGAATTCCAGTTAGAAGTCAACCATACAAACGAAGGAGCATAAAATGCGAGTTAAACCAAATCCAAATAAAAAAGTCGGCGACAAAGCGTTGAAAGTTTTTGACCCGGTACATTGCGATTATTTGCCTGAAGAAGGCCGCGAAGTTCCAAATAACGCCTACTGGATGCGCAGACTGCAAGTCCAAGACGTGGTAGAAGCTACAGCAAACGCCAAAGCCGCTAAAACCGAACCTAATAAGACGAATTCACAGCCCAAAAACGGCGGAAAGAAGTCTGAAGGTTCAAAAGCAACGGCAAAAGCTTCTAAAGCCAAAGCCGCTAAAACCGAACCTGAAGCACCAGCCGAAGGCGACGAAGTAACAACCGAAGAAAACAAGGAGTAATCAATGCCTGTATCTTTCAACACAATACCGCAAACGATGAGATCTCCGCTGTTCTATGCCGAAATGGACAATAGCAAGGCCGGAACTTTCTCCGCAACCTACCGCACATTGTTAATCGGTCAAGTTTTAAGTTCAGCCCCGATCGAACTCAACAAAGCGTGTTATATTTCAAGCCTTGCACAGGCGAAAAACAAATGCGGTGCAGGCTCTCAATTAGCACAGATGGTCGAAGCATATTTGAACAACAACACATCTGTGGAACTTTATGTCTTACCGATTGCGGATCCAGCAAGCGGAACCGCCGCGACCGGCTCTGTAGCCGTGTCCGGAACTGCCTCTGCTTCAGGAACGCTGTCCTTGTATGTTTATGACACATTGGTTCAAGTCGGTGTCGCCGAAAATGACTCTGCTTCAGACGTCGCCACAGCGATCGCAGCAGCCATCAACGGAAACCCAGATTTGCCAGTAACAGCCACAGCAAGCACATCAACCGTAACCTTAACCCACAAGCACAAAGGTGTTATTGGTAACGATACCCTCGTCGCTTTGAATTTGGGCGGTGATGCAAACGGCGAAGCCACACCCGCAGGATTGACAATCACAATCAATACTATGGCAAGCGGTTCCGGAAATCCGGACATCTCGACAGCCATTGCGAACGTTGGCGAAGAACAATTCGACTTTGTTGTCAGCGGTTCTACAGCATCCTCAATTTTGAGCGCGTTGTCCGCTTATATGAACGACAGAACCGGAAACTGGTCATACACGAAGCAATTATATGGCCATGTTTGGGCCGCATTCCGTGGAACCGTTGCAGAATGCCAAACTTTCGGTGCCGGATACAATGACCAGCACTTGTCAGTTATGGGTATCTTCGGAACTCATTCTCCAATCTGGAGCGTGGCCGCAGCTATGGCCGGAACTTCTGCGACATCTATCTCCGCAGATCCTGCGCGTCCTCTGCAGACATTACCTCTCCAAGGTATCTCAGCACCTGACGTTGCTGACCGCTTCATTTTGGCCGAACGCGAAACATTACTGAAAAAAGGTATTTCAACCTATACAGTAAATGCCGGAAAGGTTCAAATTGACCGCGTCATTACGACATATCAGACAAACGCATACGGCCAAGCCGACAACTCATATTTAAGCGTCGAAACATTGTATCAGTCCGCGTACATTTTACGCTACCTGCGCAATATCATCACGTCAAAATATGGCCGTCATAAATTGGCCAAAGACGGAACCCGCTTCGGAGAAGGTCAAGCAATCGCTACACCGAACACCTTGCGCGCCGAGTTAATAGCCGCTTATGAGGCATTGGCATACCAAGGCATCGTTGAAGACGTTGACGCCTTCAAGAAGAATTTAATCGTAGAGATCAACGAAAACGACAGAAACCGTGTAGACGTCCTGTTCACACCGGATTATGTCAACCAGTTGAACATCTTTGCGCTTGTCAACCAATTCAGACTGTAAAGGAGTAAACCATGAAAGCAATTGGCGGAACAGCTTATTTGAAAATTGACGGCGACCAAAAGACACTCGGCGGTTCTTGGTCGGTATCTCCGACA